CCAGTAGGCTGCTGGCTAGTATACATAGCACTAATATTATTACGACTTTGACTAATAAGGACAAATAGCGTAGGCTTAATTTTGTTATTTGCATAATTAATCATCTTCCAAGCATTGCTAAAGTCACGAGACTCAGCGCCAATTTGTTTAGTATTCTCAAGTTGCTTAAGTTCATCTGAATCCTTTTCAAAATAAATTGCTGGCAATAGTGATGTAATACTATCAACAACTACCATATCTACGCCAGCATTCATTAGACTAGTTCCAATATCTACCATTTCATTGATAGTCCTACATTGTGAAACAATTAGTTTTGACGTATCTACACCGAGACCTTCTGCCCACTTCTTGTCATATGACATCTCAGCATCAATCCAAGCACAAATCTTTCCTTCTTTTTGTGCAAGACCAATCATCTGTAGGCACAAAGAAGACTTTGCAGAAGACTTTGATCCCCAGATAAGTACCTGACGACCATATGGCAGACCACCGTTTAAAGCCTTGTTAAGACCAAAACTAGGAGTTGCTGCGTACTGTGTTGCTGGAATTGTATCTCCAGCCATTACGGTCTTGCGTAGTTTTGGATTTAGTTGTGCTAAAACATCTTCTATTGTAACTACCATTAAAATCTTACCCCATGCTTCTTTGGTCTGTTAGAGTTCTTTTCCATTTTTTCTTTAATTGCTGCATCTAAAGATTTAGTCATGTACCCTGCTTCTACCATGCCTGCGTATAAATCTAAGGTTCGAATAATAATGTCTGCAAACTCATCTGACAGTTGACCTGGATCCATATCTTTTCTAAGTGCTTCCATAGCCTCAACAACCTCAGAAACAATCATCATCATTTGTTTAGTAACAAATATTTCATCTGCTGTACGATCCCAAAAGCCTTTTTCTACCGCATTGTTGTGTATTTTTACTGCTAGATCATCAAACATTTTCTACCTCATCCATTATAACAGTGCCATCTTTTGTCTTTCCAAACTTAAATTTATAAACATTACCTGCTTCAATAGTCATGTACGCTCTAGCAAATGATGTTGGAAACACAGTAATCGCATGTAGTTCTCTACCCGAATCTGCTAAGGTTAGTGAAGCCATCTTCTTTCCAGTCTTTGTAATTCTTGGTTTAAAGGATACAACAAAGTGCTCACCTTCTTTAAATGGTAACATCTTGTAGTTTAAGAACTTAACCAGTGCATCTTTGGATTCTTTAACTTCATCTGCTGGAACGGCAGACACAATTCTATTATCATTAACTAAGGCAATGTATGTTCGTCCAGCCTCAATCGTTGTACTCTCATCATCAAAAATACCAACAGATCCTGTTTTATCTAACAACTCTACCCTAGACCAACCCTTGCTTCTCTTAATTGATTTTACCATTCCCATTAAAATGAATGCTCCTTTTTCCTCATACTCTTCTACATCATTTAAATATGCATAATAGTGTTGTGGAATAGAAGTATTAAACTCAGGAAGGTTTAAATACTCATACAAGTTTTCTTTTACTTCATCTGGATTAGCAGGATTATCAGGAAAAGTTAATGCTCCTACCGCCCTCATTGAGTTTAGTGCACGGCTATTTACACCATGACCCTTTGTAAAAGTAAACTCTTCTACTTCTTTAAATGTTTTAAATGGTCTAGCCTGTATATATCTATCTGCAATCGTATCAGAAATAAACTTAATGGCTGATAAGCCAAATCTAATTCCCTTACCCTCAATTTTAAAATCTTTGTCTGAGTCATTAATATGAGGTAACTTAACTGTTATTCCCATTCTTTTTGCCTCAATTAGATATTCAGTTCTGGTATCTTTGTCTTTCTCGTTCTTTAAAAGAGCAAACATAAACTCTAGAGGATAGTGATACTTTAGCCACGCCGTCCAATACGAGAGCGTAGAGTAAGCAACCGCATGAGACTTGTTGAACGAGTATCCCGCATGTGCTTCAAAGTCGTGCCATAGATCAAGAGCCTGATTGGGAGCAATATAGGCAGAAGCACCTTTGATAAACCTGTCTTTGAACTCATCAAAGTCCTTAGCATCCTTTTTCTTTCCAATGATCTTTCTAACTTTATCTGCTTCCGACATGGACATACCGCCAAGTTGTACGCATGTTTGCATAACTTGTTCTTGGTAAAGAATGCAGCCATAAGTATCCTCCGTAAATTCTTTTAAGATACTATGAGTATAATCAATGTTTTGACGACCATGCTTGCGAGCAATATAGTCTTTACCAATTGTATTCATAGCACCTGGGCGAACTAGAGCATTTGATGCAGCAAGTTCTGATAGATTTTTTACACCCATCTTAATTAAAAGATTTGTATATGGTGCTGCTTCACATTGGAAGACACCCTTTGTATATCCATCAGAAAGCATTTCATAAACATTTTTGTCATCCATATCAATCTCTAGTAGATTAATCTTTTTCTTATCTCTTTCTTGGATCATGTCTAAAGTATCCTTGAGAACACTAAGAGTTTTAAGTCCAAGTGCATCAATTTTAATTAGACCAATCTTTTCTGCTTCTTCCATATCTACAGCAACAACTGGAATTCTTGTATCGCTTCCAGTTACGGAGCGTGTCTCTAGTGGAGCATACTTAAATATTGGATCCTTGCTAGTAACAACACCAGCAGCATGGATACCAGTTCCTCTAATTCTTCCACGCAATTGATCTCCATAAAGTTCTACCTCTGGATACTTTTCTCTGAACCAAGCGGCATTTTTTGAACCACAGTAGTCATCCCAAGTATCTACGGTTTTAAGAACTTTATTAACATCTGGCAATGGAATGTTGAGAGCACGAGCAACATCTCGCACAACACCTTTATCTTTAAACTGCAAGAAAGTGGCAATAGATGCAACATGTCTATACTGTCTAACTAGATAGTCTTTAACTTCATCACGTCTTGAATCTTGAATATCTGTATCAATATCAGGGAAGTCATTACGTTCTGGATTAATAAATCGGAAGAACAAAAGTCCGTGCTTGAGTGGATCAATATCTGTAATACCAAGTGTATAGCAAAGCAAAGATCCAGCAGATGATCCACGTCCTGGACCAACCATAATGTCTTCTTTCTTTGCCCAGTTAAGCATGTTGCGAACCACTAAGAAGTAAGGTGCAAAGTTTTTATCATTAATAATTGTTAACTCTTCATCAAGTCTATCAATATAATCTTGCTTACCCTCAAGACCGCGTTCTTTAAGTCCTTCCATAGCAAGTTTCTTTAACTCTAAACCTGGCTTTGGATATTGCACTGGTAGTAGATTTAGTCCTTCTTTAATGTCATAGTCTTCTACCTTATTAGCAATCTCTATAGTAGATGTAAACATATCTTCACGATCAATACCCTGCTTTAGCATGGCAGCCTTCATCTCTTCATATGAAAGCAAATGTATATCAAACTTATTAAAACTCATCATTCGGTTTGCACCATAGAGATAATCAAGTCTATCCATAAATGTTTCTTTTTTCTTAGACTACTCATAAGTTGCATCTTTTTCCAACTTAGCATGAGTATTAAGAATAAGCATCAATTCTTGAATTTCTTTTTGACTTGAATCAGAGTGATGACAATCTGGAGTTACAACAATCTTAATTTGCATTGCATCTGCTAATTCAATAATTCCCTTGTTGATTTCAGGAGAGTTATGAGGCATTACTTCAATATAGTAGTCATCACCAAACTCATCCTTAAACCATTGCATGTGTCGCTTTGCGGTTGCAAGTTCACCAAGTTCTACTGCCTTGGCAATCCAGCCACTAAGGCATCCAGAAGTAACAACTAATCCTTCTTTATATTTTTTTAATACATCAAAATCAAATCTTGGCTTGCTAAAAAATCCTTCTGTCCAAGCAATTTCGTTAATCTTATTTAGGTTTTCTAGACCTGTTTGATTCTTAGCGAGAAGAACTATATGATGATAATTCAGATCAAGAGGATCAGTGCGTTCTGCCTTTGCTCTCTTATCATTCATATCCCTTGTCATATAGCCTTCTACGCCAAGAATTGGTTTGATGCCCTTTGCTTTTGCAATGCGGTGCAGTTCCCTATGCCCAGATAATGAACCATGATCTGTGATAGCCAATGCTGGCATACCAAGTTCAACTGCTCGGTTAACGTATTCTTCTGGAGTAGCAACACCATCCATTAAGGAGTAGTGTGTATGGACATGCAAACCTACGTAATTCATCTATTACCAGTCGATGTTTGTACTGGTAGCAGATGGAGTATCGAATCCAAAGTAGAATGCTTCTTGCTCTGGATAAGGAACCTCACGAACAACCTTGTCTAGATTGAAAAATTCATAACCGTCCCACTTGAATGGCTCTGAATCTGGCACACTTGGAATAAGCGTGTAATTAGTTTCAGTTCCCTGACCATTACGCTTTAATTTCCATTGTAGATTTGAGATGCTTCCTGTTTCAAGAGCATACTCACGAATTGTATTAAATGCAGATTGCTTGCTAATGCCTTGTGACCAAACAGCAACATAAGCATCCTCTGTTCCATCATCTACCAAAACATTTGTGTAGAAGCGCAGACGTGCTCTCCATCCAGACTTAGGCTCTTTACGTGCCATTTCACAACCAAAGCAACGTCCTTCAGATTCCTGTGTACATGCTGCCTTGCGCTTATAGTCTTTTGGATTTGTGTGCTCTGAACACACTACTGCTAATCCACGATCTTCATTATAGTTTGCTGAATCTTGGTCTAACTCATTAACGAATCTAATCTTTGCTGCTTGTCCGTCTGCTAACTTAACCCAACGAACTTTTGTTCCAGTGCCTTCGTATTTTGGTTTGTCGACTAGGGCGTTTATATTTTTTAATCCCTTTACAATAGTCATCTTTTTCTCCTTATATAAGTGTTTTTATTATTTTAGCATAGAGTCTATAACATTGTCAAACTGAAACTCTAGTGTTCTAATTTCATCATCTGTCATATCGCCTATGTCTTTATATTTTTTATCAGGTGAAATAACTGTGACTAAGTTGCCCATCTTTTCAGTAAGCCTCTCAGACATAATTGCTCCAGCCTCATCATTGTCTGCTACTAATACGACACCTGTAAAGTACCGTTTCAAAAGTTCAATCTGGCTTGATGAAACATTTGCCCCTAGGGTAGCAACCGCAGGGAAACCTACTTGATCTAATCTGATAGCATCAAAAGAAGATTCAACAACATAAACTATCTTTGATGCTTTTACTCTGTGAAGATTAAATAATATTTTACTCTTTGGAAGACCTGGAGTATTTTTAAACTCTTTGCCTTCAATAGTTCGTGCAACAAATCCAATAGACATGCCATCTGGTGACTGCATTGGAATAACTACAGAATCTTGTTTTTCTGAGTATCCAAGATCAAACTTTATAACTGATTCTTTGGTAAGTCTTCGGCCTTCAAAGTAAGTCATTGCTCTTGGTGAATCAATTGCCTGCTTGCCTAATCTTTTAATTAATAGTTCGTCATACTGAACAAAGTCAGGCATCTGGTGCAAAGCCTT